TATGGACATAAAAGATTTTACGGAACTGATAAAGCGGAAACGTAACAGACTGGACAGTATGATGCGCCGCAAACTGCCCGTCGCCGTTGGCCGCATGGCAAAAGACCACTTCCAGGACAATTTCCGGCAGGGTGGCTTTGTGGATGGAGGACTCCACCCTTGGCCCAAAGCCAGACGTCTCTCCTCGGGCGGTACTGATGCCGCCAGCAACTACGGAACGCTGCTCTCCGGCAGGAAGC